AAGCTTGCGAGTATCTACTTAGCCTGAAGGAGGAATCAGATGCTGTTTGATTTTGATGCTTTTGATGAGCCGCAATATCTTTACATCCCGATTCCACCCGTACCGGCAAGCCGCCCAAGGGTTGCTAAATTTGGTGTTTATTACGGCAAGCGCCACAAAGAATACATGAAGTCGTTTGCCGCTTTTATCAAGGTCATGCCACCTCAGTGGACATACCTGCCCGAAGACAAAAGGCTTTTTATCATTATAGAGTTTGCGTGTAAAAGACTGAAATGTCCGTCTAAAGTGCTACCGCGATACGACATTGATAACTTAATGAAACTACCACTGGACTGCATGACATCATCCGATATGTTCTGGAAAGATGACTGTCAGATTGAGGCCCTTGTCGCTCGTAAACGCTACGCCGAACCAAATGAAGAACCACACACAAAAGTACAAGTAATGTCGCTTTAAAACTCTGTAGGAGGAGTCAATGAGAGAATACGAAGATAGCGAGTTGGTCGAAAAGACCGCTTGCCCGAACTGCCCATCGTCTGACGCATACGCTATTTATGATGATGGCGGCGGTAAGAGTCATGGTTATTGTTTTAGTTGTACTACTTACGTACACGATTTAACTGACTTTGATGAGCCGTCCGTGGCAATCGGAAACACCATCCAACAAAAAACAACAAACTTCCCTCAAGGTGACTACGCTGATCTACCGGCGCGTAAGTTGGCGGCGAAGACGTTAAAGAAGTTTAATTACACCGTTGGTGATGGGAAGCACTACGCACCCTACTACGACAAAGACGGTAACAAAGTAGCCGTAAAAGTCCGTGGTGCTAATAAAGAATTTTATGTCGTTGGTGACATGAAGAAGGCTGTGCTTTTTGGCCAACAGCTTTGGCCAGGCGGTGGTAAGCGTTTAGTGGTCACCGAAGGTGAGGCTGACTGCCTTGCATATGCCCAAGCCACAAACCTAACATGGGAATGTTGTTCAGTTCCATCGGGCGCTGCTGGTGCTGTGAAAGCAGTTCGACAGAATATTGAGTTTATCGAAAGTCACGCGGAGGTCGTCTTTCTTTTTGACATGGACGAACCCGGTCGAGAAGCAAGTGTCTCTTGTGCCGCCTTATTGCGTCCAGGTCTAGCTAAGATAGCCAAGCTTCCCCTGAAAGATGCTAACGACATGCTCATTGCGGGTCGCGTCGAAGAGTTAAAGACTGCGGTATACACCGCTAAGACCTATCGGCCTGATGGCATCGTGCAAGGTGACGAAATCGATCTCGCTGAAGTCATTAAGGCTACGCCCAAGGGCTTGGATGTGCCCTATCTCGAACTCAACCAAGCACTTCGAGGATTTCGTAAGCGTGAGTTATATCTGCTCACCGCGGGGTCTGGTGTGGGCAAAAGTACATTTGCCAAAGAGTTAGGCGTTCACCTAGCAAAAGAACACGGCCAACGTATTGGTTGGGTGATGTTAGAGGAGTCGCTTAACAAGACCGTACAGTCGATTGTAGCCATTGATAACGATATTCCAGCCGGTGACCTCATGGAAGACCCAACGCGCTTAGAAGAGTCTGAGTGGCGTCGTAGTATGCATCAGATTGTAGAGAATTGTGCTTTCTATGATGCGTGGGGAAGTACTGAGGTAGACAACCTTATGCAGCGTCTTCGTTACCTAGCCGTGGGCTGTGAATGCGACTGGATTGTGCTTGATCATATTTCGATGGTGGTCGCGGGCTTAGATGTTGAAGAGAGAAAGACACTCGATATTTTAATGGTGAAGCTTAGACAGTTCGTCGAGCAAACAGGTGTTGGCGTCATAGCGATCAGCCACCTTCGGCGTAACAACAACAAGACATCATTCAACAGAGCTGGTGAGGTAGACCTAAATGATCTCAGAGGTTCAGCAAGTTTGGAGCAAATGAGTGATGTCGTATTGTCTGTCGAGAGAAACATGATGGAAGACGACAGAGAAAAAGCTGAAGTCTCTCAGCTACGTTTGTTAAAAAATAGACCGTTTGGTCAAACAGGGCCGTGTGGTTTCGTTAAGTACGATCGTCACACGGGCAGACTCAAGCACTTCGATCAGGACATGCCAGTAGATGTCGCTGATTTTGATGTGCCTTTTTAATACAGGTATTACCTGGACACTAAAATATTGGAGAAAATTATGAATGGCAAAGGTGACACCCAACGACCCCTCAACAAATTAGCTTTTGACCTGGGTTTTGATCGGATATTCGGCGCACTCCGCAAGCGTCGCCCGAAGAACATAAGTAAGCCTAAGAATCAACATCAGCAAGTCCTCGATTATCTCGATACCAACGGGACCATCACCACAGCGCAAGCAAACATTCATTTAGGTATTAGCCGTCTATCGGCTCGTATCTTTGAATTAAAACAAAAGGGCTACGAGTTTGATCGAGTTGATGTCGTGTTGCAGAACCGCGTAGGTAAAGACATTCGTTGTGGGCGGTGGAGACTTAAGTCATGAAATATGAATGCGTGAATTGTGGGGTCATCGATGAAACCGATGTCTGTGAGGAGCGCGTTGTCGATCTAGAGCCAATGGGTGACCACAAGGTTGAGCGAGTCAGCTACTACACCAAGTGCGGATTTTGTGGAAGCGACGGCATCGAGCCGATTGAACCGGGTAAATGCAGGTACTGCGATTAGGGAAGAAAAATGATAGCAACAATTACGTTACATGAGCTAACACGTTTGATCAGAGAAGCTGAAACAGCCTACGAGAAAAAAGGTACTTCGGCCATTGCTCAACGAATGAGGATACAAGCTATGAAAAGATTCGCAGCAGATATCGCAAGGGCGCAGTCACCGCACCATAGCGTCCAAATAAGTCTGGAGGATCATCTGGTTCTCACAGATTTGCCGAGTTAGGGGTGAATGAGATGGAGGAACTCGTTTACGACATTGAGGCAGACAATCTATTACCAGGTCTAACAACGATTTGGTGTGTTGCAGTTTGTGAGCCTAAATTCCCTGATGTAGTCACTACCTATACTGACTATGACGATGACCACCCTAGCCTACGCGAAGGATTGGAAAGGCTTGGTCGAGCAAAACGATTAATCGGGCACAACAACATTGGTTATGACTGCCCTGCTATTGAAAAGCTGCACCCTGGTTACGTCAGATTTGAGCAGCAGTGGGACAACATGGCAGTTGCCGCCCTACTAAACCCCAGTCGACGAAGTCTTGCTCTAGTCAGTTTTGGTAAGGAGTTTGGCTTTGAGAAAGGCGACTTTCATGATTTCAGCGCCTACAGCGAAGAGATGAGGGTCTACATGGTACGTGACGTTGCCTTGACTGCTCGAGTCTATAACGACCTACAGTCTCAGCTTAAACAAGCCTTTGCTGGTGGTGTTGATTATAGAAAAAGCATAGAACTAGAGCATAAAGTTCAGCTCTGCCTGGCGCTCCAAAACCAACATGGTTTTAAGTTTGATGTGAAGGCGGCTGAGATGTTATCAGCCAAGCTTTCAGGTCGCAAAAATGAATTAGAACAGCACTTAGTTGGCGTGTTTCCCCCTGCCATCCGACCCAAGCATGCGTCTTTGTGTTACAAAACTCGCACTTGGAAGTTACCCGAAGTCTTTAAACCAAAGGTCAACAACAGAACAGTGGGCTATACCAAGAACGCTGAAATGGTGAAAGCCCGTGTTGAGATTTTTAATCCAGGTTCACGCGAGCAAGTAGCGATGCGTCTAAACAAGATGTATGGCTGGAAGCCTACCGAGTACACAGATGATGGTCGACCCAAGGTAGATGAGGCTGTGTTGAAAGAGCTTGATTATCCTGAAGCAAAGCTACTCGTTCAATACTACAAGACGAATAAGCAGTTGGCTCAACTGTGCGAAGGCAAGATGGCGTGGTTGAAATTACACGGCGATGGTCGGATGCACGGATACGTCCGTTCTTGTGGTGCTCGCACTCATAGGATGAGTCACTCAAGACCAAACATGGCGCAGTGTGATAAATCCCTTGAAATGCGATCTCTATGGGTGCCTGACGACGGTCACGTTTTAGTTGGCGTTGATGCTAACGCCCTCGAGCTTGTGATGTTGTCTTGTTATCTCTTTCCGTGGGATAAGGGTGCGTATGCCCGAGCAGTTTTGACAGGTAGAAAAGAAGACGGTAACGACGCGCATACCCTGAACATGAACGCTGCCGGTCTTCTCTCGAGAGACTTCAGCAAAACGTACTTCTACGCCATGATTTACGGCGCTGGTAATGAAAAATTAGGCGCTGTATATGCCCAAGACCATGCTGAAAATGGTGGCAAGGTCTACCCCAAGAGTGCCTATCGAGCTATCGGTAAGGAGTCACGTCAGAGTATTGAGGGTGGAGTGACCGGGCTA